GCCACATTAGAAAGAGTTTACGATATTGAAATTGGTGATAAGATTTGGTCAAATTCTGGTTGGACAAAAGTTGTAAATATTATTAAAGACCATCCACGTGAAGGATTCTATTTACTAGATGATTGGTTGGAAATTACAAACGATCACCCAATATTAATTGATAAAGATGGTGATAATAATGAATGGATATTGGCAGAAGATTATGAAGGAAGTAAAACATATAACGAAGGAAACGTTAATACAGTTTATGTTGAAACTGAACACGGTTCGTTTGAGGTGTTTAACGAAGCTGGAGATACCACATTTACTGTTAGTGGTGATTACGCTAAGCGAGGGGATATCTAAATGGCAATTGATTTCAAAAAAGATTACATAACTAACGGAGTAATTAATTATGGGTTCATTGTAAGGAACCCCATTGACAATGAATTTGAACAAGTATGGATGCTTGCACCATATCATGGTGATGAAGAATTAGACCAAGCTGAATTTGCTAAATGTAAAGAAAAATTAGTAGGAGCATCAAGTGGCGATTAAAGTAAGTAATACAATTATAATTGATGACGACTTCACAGTAAGTAATGTCGCTGACACAAGTGGATTCTATGATGATCTTCACGCAATAGCTACAGCAACAACAAACAACATTAATTTTACAACTCCAATTATGACTTGTACTTTAAGTGCTGCTACAACATTTACGGTATCAAGTGGAGCAACAGGTAGAAGTTGTATGTTGCTTTTAGATACATCTTCGGTTCCTTATGCACCAACATGGCCTTCTGATATTAATTGGATAAACAATACAGAACCAACATGGAGTAGTTATCAACATTGGCAGATTACTTTCTTATATGTTGACACAAATGATATTCGTGGAACTGCTGTAGGATTTACTGGTTCAACTCCAACAGAATCAATATCATTGCATGGAACAGGTAATGCTGCTGGAGGTTCTCAAGCAAACTCTACAACAACATCTATGCCTCCGACTGCAGATGCTATCTTTGGCATGAGGTTTTTGGCTGATGGAAATATTGAAAAATATACTAACGGTACTGCTCAAGGACAAACTGGATATTGGACATTTAGTACATCTAAGTGGAATAATATTACACCTTCACAAACATATTATATCAGAGCATCAAACGATAATGGAAATCTGTCTTTCCCAATGACTCTCAGTACATCAGGATCTGATAGTGCTTCAATAAATACGTGGGTTGCATTAACAGGATCTCCGCAGTTTAGATATAGAGTTAATGGACCACGAAGCACGGTAGGTACATTAGAAGGAATAATGAAAATAGAAATTGCGTCTGACTCAAGTGGTTCAAATATTGTAGCAACAGGTTATTATTATTGGGAAGTTAACGGAACGGCATAAGAGGAAAACATGGCACTATCACATTCATTTAATACAATCGCAGGTGGTCAAAATACTGCAGGCTCAGGTGGAGTTGGAGGAAACGATTACCCAGCAGGAAATGTTTATCACAGACAAGCCCCATCTACAACAGTAGATGTAGATTACTTTGCATTTAGACAAGACACTGTGAGCTCAGTTGACGTTAACGTTGACTTTGATTTTTTCTATGATACTATTGGTGGCGGTTTAACAGTTATGACAACCAATGATGGTAGTAGCGCAAGCGGTGATACTACAACTACAGATTTTGATTCTATCACAACTGCTGGTGTTGCTCAGGCTCACGGAGCTACTGGAAGTAAAATACACTACTTTAACGATTCTGCTATATCAGGACAATCTTATCCTGGTCCTGCTGACCAAATAAAAATTAAACATAGTATGTCAACTATTCAAACAGTTGGTAATGGGGCCCATTCGCTTTCAATGCAAGAATATCATTACAATGGTGCATCATCAGGTGCTCCTCAATCATTAGGTACTTACACAAATGATACTTGGTTTAGTTTACACAATATTGGTGGTCAGTCAGGAATTGATGTACCGAACGATAGCGTTGGAATAAAAGTAAATATTAACAATGATGCTTCTGCTTCAGCAGGTGGAACTAATGATTCAAGAAAGTGGACAGTACATACAATTGAATGTTGGGTAAAAGCAATTGGGAGTTATAACGATACATTACTATATAAGGCTGAGCTTAGTGTTGCTGCGTATGCTAGCGCTTCGTACTAAAGATAAATAATAAAAAGAGTAAAATAAAATGGCACAACCTACAACAAGACAAGAATTCAAAGATTGGGTACTCCGTAAGTTAGGAGCACCTGTCATTGACATCAATGTGTCAGACGAACAGATAGATGATCGTATTGATGAAGCTGTAGATTACTGGAGAGATTATCATTACAATGGAAGTCAGCTTGTTTATTTAAAACATCAAATCACACAAGAAAACAAAGATAACGGATACATTGATTTACCAGCAGGATTACTTGGTATTTCAGGTATCTTTAATATGCAGTCAAGTATTTCTACTGGTTCAGGTATCTTTAATGTTCAATACCAATTCGTCTTAAATAATCTTGAAGACATCACAGGATATAATATTACAAACTATTATATGTCCATGTCTCATTTGGAATTCTTACAAGAGATGCTTGTAGGTAAACCAATGGTTCGTTATAATAAACATGTGAATAGATTATATCTTGACACAGACCCAGGTTTACTCGTTGTTGGCGAATACATTATTATTGAAGCATATGATGTAATTGACCCATCTACTTATGCAGATGTTTGGGGTGACCGTTGGCTTCAGAATTATGCAAGTTGTTTAGTCAAAGAACAATGGGGTTCAAATTTAACTAAGTTTACAGGTATGCAACTTGTAGGCGGCGTATCATTTAACGGAGAACAAATACTTTCCGATGCAAAGGAAGAGAGGAGATTAATGGAAGAAGAAGCAGTGCAGAATTTACAACCTCTCAGTTATAACTATATTGGATAAGTAAATGGCAACTAACGTATTCTTCAACAATTACTCAAGATTCTCAGAGCAAGAACTTATTGATGATTTAGTTATTGAATCTATCAAGCAGTATGGTGTTGATGTCATTTATATCAGTAGAGCAATTAAAGGTCGTGATAAGATCTTTAACGAAGATGACTTTCCTGAATATAACGAAACATTTGAATTTGAAGCTTATGTTAAAAATAATGAAGGGTTTGAAGGTGAAGGCGATTTCCTATCCAAGTTTGGTTTACAAATCCGAGACCAATTAACTCTTACAGTTGCTAACAGAACTTTTGAAAGACATGTGACTCGAGAAGTTGTTGAACTTATTCGACCACGAGAAGGTGATTTAATTTATTTCCCTCTCAACGAAAAGATTTTTGAAATTAAGTTTGTTGAACACGAAAGCGTATTCTATCAAATGGGCAAGACACAAGTATTTGATATGACTTGCGAATTAATTGAATACAGTAATCAGAGATTCAATACAGGAAGGTCTGAGATTGATGATTACTTTAAAGCATATAATACTGATATCGTTATTGATGCAAACAACGCAACATTAACCGCACTCGCATCTACTGATGACAACGCAGGAAATCTCAACTTTGAATTAGAAGCTGATAGTATTATTGATTTCTCAGAAGTGGATCCGTTTAGTGAAAATATACAAATAAGTGATACCTAATGGCAATAGCAAATTATTTTTACAATTCAACGATTCGTAAATATGTTGCCTTATTTGGTACATATTTTAATCAGTTAGAAGTTAGAAGAACAAGTACTGATGGGACACTCAATCAGAGGCAGGTTGTACCTATCTCTTATGGTCCATATCAAAAGATTTTAGTAAGACTTGACCAAGACCCTGCCATATTAGGTGGAGCAAGTTTGGATGCAGAAGGAAATGTAGCAGCAGGTCAACCTTATGCGATGACATTACCTCGTATGGCATTTGAGCTTACAAGTTTTGAATACGATGCTGAAAGAAAAGTTGCCCCGACAAGAAAATTAAGAAAGACTGCAGTTGATGAAGCAAACGGAAATCGCAGATTTGTATATTCAGGTACTCCATATAATATGGGATTCAGCTTATACATTATGGCAAAGTATAATGAAGATGCTGTTAAATTATTAGAACAAATTTTACCTTTCTTCAATCCAGAATTTACAAGCACAGTAAGATTGATTGATGGATTGGAGCCGATGGATATACCTTTAATTTTATCGAGTGTAAGTAGTGAAGATGTTTATGAAGATGCCTTCACGACAAGAAGAAGTATCGTATATACACTAAACTTTACAATGAAAGGTTGGTTCTTCGGTCCTGAGAAGGATAAGAATACAATTAGGTTTATTGATACAAGGTATGCAACTGATACTCTTGCGAATACTGCGTTTGAGGAGTTCCAAACTATTCAACCTGGTATGACAGCAAACAACGAACCAACAACAGATATAACACAAACAGTTGATTATAGTTTAATTGAATTTGATGACAACTGGGATTACGTCGAACAGATATCAGACACTGAACCCAGTTAAATTTTAGGAATACAATATTATGAAAATTGGATTTACTTGTAGTAGCTTTGACCTACTTCATGCAGGACACGTTCAAATGCTAAGAGACGCAAAAGAACAGTGCGATTATTTAATGGTAGGATTACAAATGGATCCTTCTATTGACCGACCGAAAGAAAAGAACCCTCCTATTCAAACTATCGTTGAAAGATATACTCAATTGAAAGCAATAAGTTATGTTGATGAAATCATTCCTTATAAAACAGAACGAGACTTAATTGATATATTAGAATTATATCGTATTGATGTTCGTATTCTAGGCGAAGAATATCGTAATAAAGAATTTACAGGAAAGGATGTTTGTCAAAAGAAAAGTATTGAACTATTTTTTAATAAAAGAGATCACCGATTTAGTACATCAGCTTTAAGAAAATCTTGTGCTTGGGTAAATAAAGATGGCGATTGGAAGATGACTGAGGAAGGATAAATAGTATTATGAAAGATGATAAAATAGCACAAGCATTAAATATGAGACCTCTCGAAGAAGTTGAAGCTGAAAGACAAGAAGCGTTGGATAGATTAAATCCAGATAAACTTCCTGACTTACCTGCGAATGCTTTCACAACAAACGACGAAGCTGAAGAAAGTGTAGATTCAGTTAAGAATCTACCGCAAGAAAGTGTAGCTCAAGTTCCTGCTGTTATAAGTAAAGAAGCCGAAGAAAATTTAAAAGATATTGAATTAGCAAAACAAAACATTGAGAATATTATTAATCTTGGTGATGATGCAGTTAAAGAAATGACATCAATTGCGAAACAATCTGAATCTCCTCGAGCATTTGAAGTTGTATCTACATTAATGAAAACATTACTTGATGCAAACAAAGATTATGTTGAAATGTCAACAAAGAAAAGATATGCGAAAGAAGAAGAGGCAGGTCCTTCCACACAGGTTACGAATAATAACTTAATTGTATCAACCGCCGATTTATTAAAGATGATTAAAGGCGATAATAACGAATGATAGACCGCGGATACTTAGGTAATTCATATCTCAAAAAGGTAGGAGAACAAATTGAGTTCACTCCTGAAATGCTTAAGGAGTATATGAAGTGTGCCGAGGATCCAGTTTATTTTGCTGAGAATTATATTAAGATTGTTCATGTTGATAAAGGTTTAGTCAATTTGGACATGTATGATTATCAGAAAGAAATTACAGAAAAGATTACAAAAAGTAGAAGAGTTGCTGTATTAACCGCAAGACAGAGCGGAAAGACTACAACAGCAACTGCAGTTATATTACATTATATTTTATTTAATGAATTTAAGACCGTTGCGATATTGGCAAACAAAGGTGATGCAGCAAGAGAAGTACTTGGAAGAATACAACTTGCTTATGAAGCTTTACCTAAATGGATGCAGCAAGGTATTGAAGAATGGAATAAAGGTAATATAACATTAGAGAACGGATGTAAGATTTACGCAGGAACAACAACAAGTTCAGCAATTCGTGGTAAATCTATTTCGTTCCTATATCTTGATGAGGTTGCATTTATTGAAGGATTTGATGAATTCTTTGCTTCAGTATATCCAACAATTTCATCAGGTCAAAGTACAAAATTATTGATGACTTCAACACCAAACGGATTGAACCATTTTTGGAAAACTTGTAAAGGTGCCAAAGAAGGAACAAACGGTTATGAATATGTTGAGGTTATGTGGTATGACGTTCCTGGTAGAGACGAACAATGGAAAGATGAAACGTTAGAAGCGTTGGATTTTGACCAAGAAAAGTTTGAGCAGGAATATTGTTGTCAGTTCTTAGGCAGTTCAGGTACTCTAATAAGTGGAGCCAAACTCAAAGAACTTGCTCCGTCAATTGCCATTAATGAAAGTGAAGGTATTGTGCAATATGAAAAAGCAATACCAGGTCACTCATATGTTATGACGGTTGATGTATCGAGAGGTAAAGGTCTCGACTATTCAACATTTACAATGATGGATGTGACAGAAATGCCTTATAAGCAAGTATGTTGTTTCCAAGATAATACAATAAGTCCAGTAGACTTTGCATCGGTTATATATAGAATAGGGCTGATGTATAATGAGAGTGCAGTCTTAGTAGAAATCAATGACATCGGTGAGCAGGTTTCTGATGTACTCTTAATGGACTACGGCTATGAGAATCTTCTCTTCACTGAAAACGCCGGCCGAGCCGGGAAACAAGTTTCAAGTGGTTTTGGAGGGAAGCGAGCAGATCATGGAATTAGAACAACAAGACAAGTAAAGTCAAAAGGTTGTTCTATTTTGAAGCTATTAATTGAACAAAATCAGTTAATAGTACAAGATTATAATACAATACAGGAGTTATCACGATTTAGTAAAAAAGGTAATTCTTATGAAGCTGAATCTGGCTGGAATGATGATCTCGTAATGAACTTAGTTTTATTTGCGTGGTTATCAGACCAAAGATTCTTTAGAGAGTTAACAGACATTAATACTTTAGCAGCTTTAAAAGAAAAAACAGAAGAACAACTTGACTCAGAATTACTTCCTTTCGGTTTTATAGATACTGGAGATCCACAGCCTGATGAGCATGGATGGATTGAATACAGACCCGAAAGAACTTTTGAAATATAAAAATGGAATTATTATAAATAAAACTGTGATAACTATAAATAAGTAAATAGGTTTAAATAGATAATATTAAAGGAGAATAATATGGCTTTTTCCGTAAGTCCTTCCGTAATTGTTCGAGAGGTGGACGCATCAGCATCGGTTCCTGCCATCGCAACACCGCCTGCAGCAGTAGCTGGTGTTTTTAGATGGGGTCCTGTAGGTGAAGCAGTACTTGTTTCTTCAGAGAATGAATTAGTTCAACGTTTCGGTGAACCAACCGATGATAACTACGAAACATTCTTTGTCGCAGCAGATTATCTTTCATATGCAAACGCATTATGGGTTTCTCGTGCAGATAACGGCGCTGTAGCTGCTTCTGCATCTGATACTTCAAGTGCAAATACTCAACTCCATACATTTGGTGCATTTGATGCATTATATCCTGGAGCATTAGGTAATTCATTAGAAATTGCTTATGTTGATGACGCAAATTTTGAAAGTGCTTTACAAGCAGTTGGCGATATTCCTGCTACAAGGATTACAGGTGCCAACAGTGCTATACTTGCTACTGAACAAACAATTTCATTTAACAGTACTTCAATGGTGTTTGAAGTTGCACCTGCTAACAGAATTGATACAACAACCGTAGATGCTGGCGATTTATTTGTCGTAGGTAACGATTCAGTTGGTTATCAATCAATCCCAGTTTCCGCTATTACAGAAGAAGCAAGGGATGCAGTTGGCGATGAGACAGCAAATACTTCATTAACTACTTCATACGCATATACCGTTTCATTAGGACAAGCTTATAGATTAGCAGAGACTGATTTAAATAAATTAAGCATCACTAAGAAATGGGGATATTCAGGTGTATTTGGAAGAGCTCCAAGTACAGGAAACTATCACATCGCAGTTATTGATAATGACGGCGGAATTACTGGAGAGGCAGATTCAATCTTAGAAGTTTATTCTGATGTATCTACTACTCAATCCGCTAAACTATCAAATGGCAAAACAAATTACTATAAAGATGTAATTGACCAAGAATCTTCTTGGGTTAAAGTTGCCAACACCGCTCACTTCGAGGCTCAAACTTCTGAATATGAAGTATTAGCAAATGGTGTAGACGGTAGAACAGAAACTGCAGCAACATTGGCTGACCTTGCACCAGCATACGATTTATTCAAATCTTCAAATGAAATTGATGTATCGTTTGTGTTAGGTGGTAAATCTGATGACAATGGTAATCTTGCCACATATCTGATTTCAAATATTGCCGATTACAGAAAAGATGCAGTTGCGTTTGTTTCGCCTGCTAAATCTGATGTTGTTGATGAAAGTAAAACTGAAGCAAAATTAGCAAATATTATTGCATTTAAGAACGGATTACCAAGTTCTTCTTACTATGTAATGGATTCAGGTTATAAGTATAGATACGACAGATACAACGATGTATATAGATATACTCCACTTAATGGTGATATCGCAGGTCTTTCTTCAAGAGTTGAACCTTTTGAATCTCCTGCCGGTTTCCGTAAGGGTGTAATCAAGAATGTTGTTAAACTTGCTTTCAATCCTAATAAAGCTCAAAGAGACCAACTATACAGTGCAAACGTTAACCCAGTCATGGCACAAGTAGGACGAGGAATTGTTCTATTCGGTGATAAGACAGGATTAGGTGCTAACAGTGCATTTGATAGTATCAACGTTAGAAGATTATTCATCGCAGTTGAAAAGGCAATTGCCAATGCTGCTGAATCATTCTTATTTGAATTGAACGATGAGTTTACTCAAGCACAATTCAAAGGAATCGTTGAACCTTTCTTGAGAGATATTCAAGGAAAGAGAGGTATTGTTGATTTCAGAGTAGTTTCTGATTCTACAGTAAATACACCGTCAATTGTTGACCAAGGTAAGTTCAGAGCTAATATCTTTATTAAGCCTGCACGTTCAATCAATGTAATTGAATTGACCTTCGTAGCAACAAGAAGCGGAGTTGAGTTTGATGAAATTGTTGGGTCACTAACATAATAAATAATTTTTAATAAAGGAGAATAAGAATGGCATTTAATATTAATGAGTTCAAATCCCAGTTAACTGGCGGTGGCGCTCGTGCTAACCTTTTCCAAGTGCAAATTCTCAACCCTGTTGACCCAGTTGCTGATTTTAAAGTTCCATTTATGGTTAAAGCAGCAAACATTCCTTCTTCAGACATAAGTTCATTTAAAACAACTTATTTTGGAAGAACGATTGCATACGCAGGAACAAGAACCTTTGCCACTTGGCAGGTGACAGTTATTAATGATGAGGATTATCAAATCAGAAACTCAATGGAAGCTTGGATGAATGCAATTAATTCACACGAGGGTAATGTTTCAGGTTTGCCTCAGGATTATAAAACTGATGCATTGATTACACACTACAGTAAAAATGGAGATCCGTTAAGATCATATAAGTTTGAAGGGTTATTCCCAACATCAGTCAGTACAATGGCTATGACTTGGGATGGCGCTGATGCTATACAGGAATTTACAGTTGACTTCGACTACGATATGTGGACAGTTGAAGGAAATACTGGTATTCCAACTACATAATTAAATAGGTGATATTTTGAAAATTTTTGGCTTTGATATAAAGAGGGCAGAGGAGGAGACCACTTTACCGGTCTCGTTTGCCGAACCCTCTAATGATGATGGAGCGATTACGGTTGGTAATGCGCTCGGTGGTTTTTATAATACGATATTGGATATGGAAGGTTCCGCTAAAACGGAATCGGAATTAATTACAAGATATCGTCACATGGCAATGCAGCCTGAGGTTTCTCAGGCAATTGATGACATTGTGAATGAAGCAATTAGTGTTGATACAAATGATAGAGTTGTTGATATCTCATTAGGAGAAACGGATTTATCAGATAAAGTAAAGAAGACTATTGGACAAGAGTTTGATAAGATACTTGCATTGTTCGATTTTACAAACAATGCATATGATATGTTTAATAAATTCTATGTAGATGGAAGATTAAACTATCATATTATTATCGACCCTGAAGATGTAAAGAAAGGTGTTGTTGAATTACGTTATGTTGACCCTCGTAAATTAAAATTAATTCGCGAAGTTGACAAAAAACAAAAAGACAAACATTCAGGAATACCTGTTAAGAAAGTTAAGAATGAGTATTATATGTATTCAGAAACTGGCTTTCAAAATACAAGTACAGGTGGAGCAACTACTCCAGCAAGTAGTACTTCAGGAATCAAAATTGCGAAGGATGCGATTGCTCGTGTCACTTCGGGATTGATGAATGAGAATAATAGTTTAGTATTATCTCATTTACATCCAGCAGGTAAAGCTTTAAATCAGCTTAGAATGTTGGAGGATGCTGTTGTAATTTATACATTAACAAGAGCACCAGAAAGAAGGATATTTTATATTGATGTAGGTAATTTACCTAAGAACAAGGCAGAGCAGTATTTGAGAGATATGATGGCTCGCCATAAAAATAAATTACAGTATAACTCAGATACGGGACAGATTACCGATTCTCGTAAGATGCTGACAATGACTGAGGACTTTTGGTTCCCTCGTCGTGGTGGAGAAAGGTCAACTGAAGTTGATACCCTCGCAGGAGGTAATGCACCAGGATTGAGTGGTAACGAAAACTTAGAGTATTTTCAACGTAAATTATATAAGGCGTTGAAGGTACCCTTAACTCGTTTAGAACCAGAAGCAATGGCAACGTTTGGAAGAACATCTGAAATTACTCGTGATGAATTGAAGTTTGGTAAATTTATTAGAAGGATTCGTACTCGCTTTTCATGGATATTTAATATGGTTCTTGAGAAGCAGTTAGTATTAAAAGGTATTTTAACACCTGAAGAATTTAATGAAATACGTAATGATATTCGTTATGATTTCGTTAAAGATAATTATTTTGAGGAGTTAAAAGAAGCTGAAATACTGAGAGAAAGATTGAACACATTGAGAGATATATCAGATTATACAGGAAAGTATTTCTCTCATCAGTGGATCACATCAAATATCTTGCAGATGTCTGAACAAGATGCGCAGGATATGGAAGACCAGATTGCTGATGAAAAGGCTCAAGGTGGACACCAAGAGGACGATGGGTTCTAATAATATAAATAAAGGTAATATACAAATAAATTAGGGACTAAACATGAAAAAATTTAAAGATCTCGTTTCAGAAGTTGCCCAACCTAAGGCACCTGAAGAAAGACGCTTTAAGGACCAACATACGATTGAGGTAATTAAACACCCAGTTGCTCCTGACCACGTTTTTACAGGTGAGATACCAGGAATGGTAAATGGTAAGCGATCTGCTGACCAAGAAGGCGATTCAAGTTACGACTTAGCATACAAAACTAAAGTTGCTCAAACATTACCAGGAAGAGCAGGTGCAGGTAAACAGGTTGCTGAGGAAAAGAAATCAATTACTGAAATCTTAGGTGTTAACAAGAAAAAAGAAGACGAAAAGAAAGATGACGAATCAATGGAAGAAGAATTAAAGGCTTCTTGCGGTTGCGACGAATCTTGTGAACACTGTGGTGGAGAACATAAGGTTGAAGAAATCGGTAAAGATTGTTCTTGCTGCGGTAATAAGATTGAAGGTATTGAGGAAGGTGGTTGTTCAGGTAGCAAATTAAATGCAGAGAAAAAGCCTGGAAAGAAAAAGGAAGAAGATGCTCCTGAGACTGATTCCGGTAAAACTATCGAACCTGAAGTACAAAAGAAAAAAGTTTTAAAAGGTGAGGACAAGCCTAAAGCAGGTCCTACATCTGTTACCATTAAAGATTCTAATGGTAAAACGCTATCAATGACATTTAAAGAAATGTTAGCAAAAGTATCAACCGAGGAAGAATTGCTTGAAAGTCCCCAACAAGAAATTCCTATGATGCTTAAGCAATTACATTTCATATGTTATGCGTCAGAAGAAATACAATCATACCTCAAAATGGAAGGACAAGATCCAGAGGAATGGTGGCAAAATAAATTAGCAGAAGTATTCTCAAATGTTAAGTCTCTATATGCTTATAGTAAAGGAGACCAAATGGTGAATGGCAAACCTTTATCAGCAGGTTATAGCCTCAAGATGTCTTATGAAGGAATTGAAGCAGGTGAATTTCAATTACAAAATAAAGAAGTAATTGAAATTTCAGAAGAAGATGCAGATATTCTAAATAAAATGTTTGACGAATTAAACGAAACTAACAAAGAGGAAATGTATAACGTATTCGTTGCTGACGAAGCAGGTTATAACGAAATCCTCGAGTTTGCTAAAACAAACATATAAATAGTTTTTGAGGAAAGAAATATGAACTTAATTTCAGAATACAGAGATGATTCAGTTGAAGTAATTACAGAAGCCAAGGAAGACGGCAAGAAGAATTATTTCATCGAAGGAATTTTCATGCAAGGCGATATTAAAAATCGCAATGGCAGAATTTATCCAAGCGCAACGTTAGAAGGTGAGATGAAAAGATATCAAAAAGATTTCATCGAAACTAAACGTGCTCTTGGAGAACTAGGACACCCTGATGGTCCACAAATCAACGGGGATCGTGTCTCTCATTTGATTACTGATATGAGACGCGATGGAAACGATTTCTATGGAAAGGCAAAAATTCTTTCCACACCAATGGGTGAAATTGTTAAGAGCCTATTAGACGAAGGAGTAAAGATCGGAGTTTCAACTCGAGGTCTTGGTTCGGTCAAGGCAGGTAGAGACGGAGTAATGGAAGTACAAAAGGATTTCCACCTCGCTACTGTTGATATTGTCACTGACCCTTCAGCACCAAATGCATTCGTAAATGGTATCATGGAGAATGTAGAATATTACTACGACATTGCTTCTGGTAATTGGAGAGCCCAACAGGCTATCGAAAATATCCAAGAAGAAGTGGAGAAAAAAGTAAACAGAGTAGTAAGGACTATTGATGAAGCTGCGGCAACAAGAATGTTTGAAACATTTATCCGCACTTTGAGAAACTAAATTTTTATAAATAAAAACAGTCAAGTTTATTATAAAAGATATTTGTAAATTATAACAAATTTAAAGGAGAAAAATAATGGCAAACATAGAAGAAAAATTCGTTGCCGATGATGGAGTCTCAGAAGTACCTGAGCCTGTAGCACCTGAGGGTGGTGAAGGCAAAAAGGACAAGTTGAAGAAGACTACTACTGACGAGCCTAAAGGCGCTGCTGATGGTAAGAAAGTAATTCCTGGCCAAAAAGATGCAGGTAAGCCTGTTCCTACTGCTGAAGAAACTGAAGTTGAAGCTGAAGTTGAAACAGTGGAAGAAGAGGTTGTAGTAGAATCCTCAATTGAGTCAATTATCGAAGGCGAAGATTTATCTGAAGAATTCAAAGGCAAGATTAGTCTTGTATTTGAAGCCGCATTAAACGAAGAAGTAAACAAAAGAACTGAAGAAATTCGCGAAGAATTAACTAAGTCTTTAGACGAAGCGTTGGAAGAAGCAGTATCTGAGAAATTAGAAACTATTACTACAAACGTTGATAAGTATTTAGACTACGTTGTATCTGAGTGGATGTCTGA